GAACAGCCCATGGCGGTGGCGGGCGTCGAGCAGCGGGTTGTGTCCGAACGCATGTTCCGCGACCTGCGTGACGTGTATTCATCCGCGCTGGGCTACGAATTGATCCGCCATGTGCGCCGGCGCGGCGACGAGGAAGCAGCGATGGCGGCTGCGGAAATGCTACTGATGGGCGAGTAATGAGTGATCAACTGACCAACGAAGAGCGCCGTGGCGCGACGGCCAAGCAGGTACTTGAGAACGCCGTGTTCAAAGACGCACTCGCCGACTTGCACAACCGGCTGATTGAAAACTGGTTGCTGACCGCACCCGAAGACATCAAGGGTCGGGAGTGGCTGCATCAGCAAGCCGTGGCGCAGCGTGCGCTGGTCAACAACCTGACGAAAGTGATCCAGACGGGCAAGATGGCCGCGCTCGAACTTTCGCAGAAACAGGCAGAGATGCCAAAACGGAGAAGGTGATATGGCCGAATTGAACCCAGGCGCGGGAACGCCACAGCCGGCAGCGCCGCCCGTCCCGGCCGCGGCCAGCACCGACGCGCAACCCCGTGTGCGCGTACAGCGCAATGGTGGCCTGCGCCCGCCACCGCCCGACCGCGTGGAGCTTCCCGAAGCCACGGCCGAGGACCGGGTCGCCAAGTTGCTCAACCCGAAGCTCGCGCGCGAAGAGCGCCGCGCCGAGCGCGCGCAAGACCCGGATGAGTCTGACGACACACCCGTCGAGCGCCCGCGCGAGAGTGAGCAGGTCCGTGCCGAGCGCGAAGAGGCCGCCGAGCAAAAGCCTGCGCAGCCGGCAGAGCAGCCCGAGCCGTCCGATGATGACTTGTCGCTCGATGACACCCCGGTCGAGAAGCCGGTAGCCGAGGGCGACGAGGCGCTCGAAGAGATCACCTACACCGCGCCCAACGGCAAGGTGTACGCGGTGCCCAAGGCGCTGGTGGACGGCGCCATGCGCCAGGATCACTTCACCAAAGCCACGACCGAAGCCGCGGCCGAGCGCCGGTACAACGCGACGCTGCGCCAGAATCTGGAAACGGACGGTGCGATCAACGCCGAGTTGGCACCGGCTGTCAGCCAGATTCAACAGTTGGGCGAACACATCAAGCAGTTGAGCTTGCAAAAGAATCAGCCGACTACTACGATGGAGCAATTCATCCAGTACACACGGCAGATTGACAGCCTTACCGACACCCTGAACGAATACCGGGGTGCAGTTGACAGTCGCCGCACTGAGTTGAGCGCACAGAAACAAGCCGTGGTTGCGGCACTTCAGGGCGCGGCAGATGACTATCTGTCGAAAACCTTACCCAAGTGGAACCCACCGGTTAAGGCGGCGGTCTTTCAGCACTTCCTCGATTCGGGGTTCACCCACGATGAAGTGAATCTGATGTACGACCCCCGCGTGATCAAGATGGCCCACGATGCGGCCTTGCTCAAGAAGCTCCAAAGCAAGCGCCAAGCGACGGTAAGGCAGGTACAGCAGGCAGCGCCCGTAGTGCGCCCGACCGGCCGTGCCAGCAACGCATCCACCGAAGCACAACAGGTAGGTCGGTTGAAGGCCCAGGCACAACGATCCGGTAAAGAAACCGATGCTGTGTCCGCGCTCGACCGGCTGCTCAAAAATTCACGCAGCAGAAACTAAACAGGCAACGCAATGGCACAAGTATCCGGCACTACCGACACCTATGACCTCGTCGGCATTCAGGAAGACGTGGAAGACATCATCCATGACCTGTCGCCCACCGACACGCCGTTCAAGGCGATGGCTTCGCGTGGCAAGGCAGATGCGACCCTGCATCAATGGCAGACCGACGCACTCGAAGCGGCCGGCGCCAACCGCCAGATCGAGGGCGATGACGCGAGCTATGCGACCGCAGTGCCCACCGTCATGTTGTCCAACTACACGCAGATCGTTCGCAAGACGCTCATCGTGTCGCGTACCGCCGACCGGGTTCGCAAGTACGGCCGCGATCGTGAGACGGCACGCCTGATCGTCAAGCGCGGCAAGGAGATCAACCGCGACATGGAGTACGCGCTGGTTCGCAACCAAGCCTCTTCGGCTGGTGGCTCCGGTACTGCGCGATCGAGTGCCGGCGCTGAGTCGATGATCACCAACCGGGTGCTGCCAGCCACGTCGGGCGCTGGCACCACCCCCGGCTACGCTTCTGGCGTGTGGGCAGCCCCCACCGACGGCACCGCATCCGGCGCAGGCTCGACGCTGTCAGAAGACATGCTGAAAGCGGCGATGGAGTTGTCATGGGCTGATGGCGGCGATGCGTCGATCATCATGAGCAACACCTACCAGAAGAAGGTTGCGGCAACCTTCGCGGGTGCCAACAAGTTCGCTGGTAATACGGTGAACATCAGCGCGACCGGTAAGGGCTCGGTGATCGGCTCGGTGGATGTCTACATCGGTGACTTCGGCGAGTACCGCTGGAAGCTCAACCGTTGGATGCGCCAATCGACAGTGCTCTTGCTTGACCCGGATCACATCGAAGTATCGTGGCTCGATCGGATCAAGCCGGTGGAACTGGCGAAGACCGGCGACGCGGACAAGATGATGCTCATCGGAGAATTTGCCTTGACTATGGGTAATCCTGACGCACATGCAAAAATCCAGGATCTCTACTCGGCTTGATAAGTAGCGCGACAGCGTAAGTGGTGCTGCGCCCCCAGTTGGGGGCGCAGTGCTATTAGACCTACCGGAGCCTCAATGAGTATCGAACTGATCAGTGATGACCCGCTCACTGGACTGAAAACTTATCTGGAATTCGATGAAGTCGATCCGCGCAAGTTCCACATCCATCACCGCCAGGACGTAAGCCAGAGCATCGAGTACGTGAAGCGCTTGCAAAACAGCAGCGAGTACAAGAAGGAAGGCATCAGGCGTGGTATGTACCACGTCGCCCACGTCACGGCGATCGCGCAGATCAAGCTGCTGCGCGAGCACGGCATCGATGTCATGAACAAAGACCACTGGCCGAAGTTTCGCCGGCTGCTCAACGACCCCGAGTGGAAATACCTGCGCCCGGCTGAACACCGCGTCTGATGATCACCGAAGACGAACTGAAGGAAGTATCGGGCGAGATCGCTACCGCGCCGGACAACGGCCTGGGCGAGCTATACGACCGGTTGGTGGCCATGCTCAACGCTGAGCCTGACGATCACCGCATTCGCTTCCTGTTCGCCACCGTCGCCTGCCGGGCGCGCCACCACGGCGTGGCCAAGGCGATCCTCGAGCCAATGCTGCGCAGCCACGGCAACTGGGGTGCGCTGCGGGTGAACTACGGCATGACGCTCGACGGCCTGGGCGACATGCAGGGCGCGCTGCACCAGTACCGCCACGCGGTGTCGGACCCGCGCGTGGACAAGGCCAACCTGCACTCGAACCGGGCCACGGCGCTGATCAAGCTCGGGCAGTATGAGGAAGCCGACCAAGCCTGCGTCGAGGCGCTCAAGGTGGACCCCAACCACAAAGAGGCGTCGATGACCCGCGGCTTCTCGCGCATCGCACTCGGCGACCTGGGTCCGGGGTGGGACTTGTACGAAAAAGCTGTGGGCACCAAGCACCGCATCTCGACCGACTACGGTGTGCCGCAGTGGGCCGGCGAGATCCGCGCGCGGGTGATCGTCCACGGCGAGCAAGGGCTCGGCGATGAGATCATGTACGCCAGTTGCATCGCTGACATTGCCGATCGCTGCGATGCTGTGGCGGTTGACTGCGATTCGCGCATTTCCAAGCTGCTGCGCCGCTCCTTCTTCAACCTGCCCAACGTGACCGTCTACGGCAGCCGCAGCGCAAAGGATCGCCCGTGGGTGGCCGACTTCAAGCCGACTCACTCGATGGGCATCGGCAGCCTGCCCAAGCACTTCCGGCGCGCGCCGGCTGACTTCCCCCGGCGCACCTATCTGTGCGCTGATGGACCGATGACCACGATGTACCGAGCGTTGGTATCGGGTGTGCATCTTGAGCGATCGGAGCACACGCCCGATCAGATCATCGGCATCGCGTGGTCTGGTGGCACTGTCGAAACGAAAGAGAAGTTGCGGGAGATCCCAGTCGAGGCGTTCGCGCCGTTGATAAAGAAGTACCCGCGCGCGGCGTTCGTGTCGCTGCAGTACCGTGAGGACGCGCAGGCGCAGATCGCCGAAAGCGGCCTGCCGATCCAGCACCACGTATGGGCGACCGGCAAGGGGGCGAGCTATGAGCACACCGCCGCGATGATCGCTGCCTGCGATCGGGTCATCGCCACCGACACGACGGTGATCCACGCAGCCGGCGCGATGGGAGTGCCTACCGATTGCCTGCTCTCGACGCCGTGCATGTGGGGCCATGGCCCGTGGCAGAACGACAAGAGCGCTTGGTACCCAAGTGTCAGACTGTTGCGCCGGCCAGTTGATCATGACTGGGCAAGGTACATTGTCCACTTGGCCAGCCAGAGCATTTTATGAGCATGATGAAAATCTTCGTCGGAGTGGACCTGCGCCAGCCGCTGGCCTACAACGTCTTGCAGCACGCGATCCAGATGACGGCCAAGCGCCCTGTCCAAGTGATCCCATTGCTGAAGCACCAATTGCCGATCACGCGCACCGGCTTGACCGACTTCACGTTCAGCCGGTATCTGGTGCCGTGGTTGTGCGACTTCAAAGGCACGGCCCTGTTCATGGACGGGGACATGGTCGTGCTGGAGGACATCAACGGCCTGCAGGACTGGTACGACGGCCACTACGACGCGGATCAGCGCCCGGCAGTCAGTGTGGTGCTCGACCAACCAGAGTTCGAGTGGCCGTCACTTATGATCTTCAGCAACAAGGATTGCCGGCATCTGACACCGGACTTCGTCAACAACATTGAGAACCGTCCGCAGGAATTGAAGCGATGGGTGTCCCCAATCGGCGCGCTGCCGCGCGCCTGGAACGTGATGGTAAAGGCCAGCGATCCGCACGAACCACCAGAGGACGCGAAGGTGCTGCACTTCACCGAAGGGCTGCCGTGCTTCTTCGAGACTCAGGAAACACCGGGTGCCTACCTGTGGCACGCGATGAAACGCGAAATGAACTACACAGTGAACTGGAAGGCTTTGATGGGCTCATCGATTCATGCCGGCCCGGTTATCAGGCGGTTGCTGAAAACCTACAACGGGGAAGACAAATAATGGCCAACGAAACGCTGCTCAGCCCTGAATACCAAGCCGAGCAGGAGCGCATGCACCGCGACATACCGGACTATGGCGTTGAGTGCCTGAACTACGTCGGCCTGATCGCGCGCATCATCGATGCCAACCAGATCGACACGGTGCTCGACTACGGCAGCGGCAAGGGCCGGCTGGTCGAGCCACTGGCTGAGACTGTCGAGCGTGACTTCTCCATCTGCCTGTACGACCCCGGCATCCCTGAGATCGCCGCGCCGCCCGAGCCGGCGCAGCTAGTGACCTGCATCGACGTGCTCGAGCACGTCGAGCCGCAGTACACCATCAGCGTGCTGCACGACTTGGCGCGCGTGACCGAGCAGTTGTGCTTCATCACGATCGGGCTCACGCCGGCCTCGAAGACACTTTCCGATGGGCGCAACGCGCACATCAACCTGCGCCCGGCGCGCGACTGGTTGAAGATGCTGCTCGATCACTTCGACCTGCTGCACGCATTCGATAAAGGGCGCAGCCTTATTTTCTGCGGGAGGGCACGACGATGAGTCTGGTTACGACATATGGCACGCTCAAGACGGCGATCGCAGCGAAGATGAATCGCACCGACCTGACATCGGAGCTACCCGGCTTTGTCCAGCGATCTGAAGAGCACTTCAACCGCGAGCTTCGACACCAGAAGAATCTGTACCGCTATGCGAACTTCCCACTCACCTCGGAGTACACCGCGCGTCCGACGGACCTGCTGGAGCTATCGCACATTGAGCTTTACGTGAACGGCTACCGCGAAGTGGTCTATGCCGAGCCGGCCAGCGCGGGTGTCGGTCTGCGCGGCACGATTGCCGGCACGCCGATCGCGCTCTCGCTGGTCAATGATTCGATCAGGCTCTCGCCGCCGCCGAGCGGCAGCATGACGGCCGACCTCTTCTATTATCGCGGCGTGACCTCGATCACGACCGGCGATGCCATCACCAACTGGTTGATGGACTCGCACTCGGGCGCTTACCTGTACCGCTCGCTGATGGAAGCGGCGATTCACATGCGCGACATGAAGCGCCTCGAAGAGTATGGGATGGCTTTCCAGGGTGTGTGGTCGTCGGTGGAGCGCGCCGGCCGCCAGCAGCGCCAATCGTCCGGCATGCAGGTCCGACTGGGGTAAGCCATGGAACAGCGCACGCCGCGCAAGAAGCGCGAGGATGAGCACTTCGACCTGATCGGGTTCGCGCCCGATCTTGATCCAACCACGCCCGGCGCGTGCTCGGTGATGGCGAACGTGCTGCCGATTTCAAGCAAGGGCTGGCGCGCAGCACCATCGCTTGATCGCTATACCTCGCGGTTCAGCACACCGACCGCTGCAACCGCGTTCAGTCAGGTCTTCTTCTCTGCCGGTGGCAATGTCTTGCTGCGCGCACAGAGTCAGATCATCAGCACCAACCAATTCATTACGGCCGGCACCGCAACCGGAACGCTGGCATTGCTCACGGCCTACCCATCGAGCTTCGTTGACTTCGGCCAGTACATCCTAGCGGCCAACCCCGGCCACCCAGTAGCGGCGCGATCAACGGACGTTGTGTCGATGCACACGTTCGTGCCGCAGGCCGGCGCGCCGCAGAGCATGTTCCTGACTGTTGCCTCGCGCTTCGTTGTCGCGTTCGACAACACCGATGGCTGGGCCTGCTGTGCGCGTGACGACCATAGCTCATGGACGGCCAACCCGGCCACGCTCGCTGCCTTCGGCCGGCTGCCCGGGCGCTCCGACGACTTGAACCGCTGCGCCGCCACCATCGGTGACGACATCATCTTGTTCAAGGGCGTGTCGGCCTACCTGGGTCGGTTCGTGCCGAACAACGTCGAAGTGTGGGTTTTCGAGCTTCTGAGGAACGTGAACATCAACGCGAGCCACTACACGGCGACCGAGTACGGTGCCGGTGTGGTGGTGCTCGCCGACGATGGGCTCTACTACTTTGACGGTGCATCGCTCACCAACCTGATGGATGAGCGCATGAGCCGGTGGTTTGCTCGGTACTTTGTCAGTCCGAGCTACAGCAATCGCGTCATCGTGGACGAAGTGCGCGATTTGATATGGGTCAAGGCGTATATCTATGACCTCGACAATGATCCTTCGGCCGGGGGCTATTCAACCTATGTGTTCGTGTGTGACCCGCGCACCAAGCGGTGGGGTCGATGGAACGGCGAAGCGATCATCAATATCGAAGCTGGCAAGCACCAGTACCCCAAACACTGGGCTGGCCACGGCTACACGCGCACCGGGCTGCGCTCGGTGTGGGCGATTCCCTACGGCACCACGGCAGTGACCACCATCCCGCGCGAGATTGCCGGGGCGGCTACCGCTGCCGCAGCGGCGCAGATCGTCACCCATGACTTCGGCCATGCGTTCATCGACTCGGAGTTGACGCAGGCGAATTTGAAGTTTATAACTGCGCCAACCGGTGCCACTGTCACGGCGGCACCGATGCAACGCAACACCCTCGACGGGTCTTTGAGTACGGCAGCAGCAGTCGCGCGGGCCAGCAACGGTGGATTCGATGTCCGCCAGAACGCGCGATGGCATCGCCTCAAGTTCGACATCACTGGCGAATTTGAAATTGGCGGGTTGGCCGTAGACCTCAAGCCCACCGGACTGCGCTGATGGGAGTCGTGCGTTTGCCACGACTGCCCGACGGTGCCACGCCGTTCGAGAAGGAACTGGTCAGGGTGCTGACCGAGATCCTTACCGCCCACGCGCAAGCGCTCAATCAATCAGCAACCGGGCAACTCTCGGCATGGTCGGCAGTGTCGGTCCTCAAACCCACGCATGTGGGATCGCCCGGCGACACGGTACGCAATTCGGACACATCGGTGCTCGGTTCGCCGGGCAGTGAGTACATCATCGATGGGTGGCGCTGGGGCGCAGCCGATGAACTGTGGCATGA